GACCCAGCCGCTGACCCAGCCGGAGAAGAAGACCCCGCACAAGTTGCAGTTATGGATAGCCTCCCAATGGGACAGGCTGCCGGTACCGATGTGGTTGAAATCGATCTGGGTGCTATTATGTCTGCTGCTAAAGCCGAAGGTGCAGAAGATGAAAAGGCTAATCGTGAAGAACTAGCGGATGAAGTTGGTATTCCTGAGTTGGCTGATGAAGAGCAAGCACTCGCACCAGAGTTTTCTGATGAAGAGTTAGAGGCTGCGCCTGGAAATAGAGATGAAGATATTGAGATTGACGAGGAAGAACTAGTAGAAGTATTTAAAGAAATGCTAAACTTAGATCTCCCCGAAGAGGCTGAAATGGAACTAGACGCCATGGCTCACGAAGATGAGCACGGCTATACAGAAGAACTAGAAGAGGTTCCAGTCAGCAATGCTCGTGACGGGCAAGAAAAAGATGAGGCAATGGAAAGCTTTATCGAAGAGAAACTACAATTAGAATTAAATTATAACACTTTGTTGGAAGAAAATAACGGACTTAAAGCACTGCTTGTACAAGCTAAAGATCGGTTGGAAGAAATCAACCTTTCAAATGCAAGACTGCTTTATACAAATCGTGTACTGAAGGATGGCTCCCTGAATGAGCGGCAGAGAAATCAGATTGCCGAACACATCACGAATGCACAAACGGTTGATGAGGCGAAGACGATCTATGAGACCCTTAAGAGAACTAATAGCAGCCGTCCGGCTAAAAAAGCTAATACGTTGTCAGAGGCTATCACTAGAAAATCTTCAACTATTATAAGTTCCAGAAAGGAAGTTCCATCAACTGATAATAATCCTGTGAAGAATCGATGGGCGAAACTCGCAGGATTAAAAGACAACTAATCTAGGAGGAAAAAAATGTCTTATTTAGAAAAATTGACTGAAGGCATTCGTGAACGTTCCTTGGCTCGTGAGGGTGAGGCTCTTCTGGAGAAGTGGGAAAGAACTGGTCTTTTGGAAGGACTCGGCGACGATACTAAGCGATCGGCGATGAGTCGTCTTCTTGAAAACCAGGCTGCTCAACTTCTCAAGGAAGCTAGCTCCATGGCTGCGGGTGACGTTGAAGGCTTTGCTTCAGTCGCATTCCCAATTGTACGTCGTGTATTCGGCGGGTTACTTGCACAGGACCTCGTGTCAGTGCAACCGATGAGTCTCCCCAGTGGGCTCGTGTTCTTCTTGGACTTCACGCTCGGTACTAACCGTGCTGGTGGTTCAGACATTCCTTATAACCAAAAAGGAAAATCAATCTACGGTGGTCGTCGAGTTGGTTCGCAGATCACTGGTGGTGTCGATCTTTCGATTCCCGATGCAGGTTTGGTTGACAACGATGGTTCGTACCGTGCAGGCGCTTACGACTTGGCTAACGGCTATAGCACCCCGACGGGTACTTTGGCAGTTGCTGCTGGGCTCCTCACTGAGCTTACCGCTGAAACCGAGATTCGTGCTCTGACCGCTTCGGCTAACGCTGATTTGTTCAAGCGCATCGAGTATGATGCAGACCTCTTGGGTCAAACTGACACCGACAAGATTGGTGTTATTCGTGTTGAAGTCACGACTATTAAGGATGATCTTAACTTTGATAACCTTACGACCGTTGACCTTGACAACAGTGACCTTGCAACGACTGCAACCCGAGTTGTTCGCCGTTTGACGCAGCACTCTGCTTCGTCCGATGGTAGTCACTACCTTACTATGGTTGTCCATGGTAATAGTGCGTTGAACGTTGGTAACATTGCTGGCGTTTCAGGTACTCTCTTCTTCGGAAGAAAAGATAAGTTCTCCGCTGGTGGATCTGTTGGCTCCGTCGTCGGTGCCGAAGGTTGGGGCTTGGAACTTGGTGGCGATCTTGGTGTCAATGATACCATTCCAGAGATCGATATCAAGGTTGACAGCATTGCTGTTACCGCCATGACCCGTAAGTTGAAAGCTAAGTGGACCCCGGAGCTTGCTCAGGACCTCAATGCTTATCACAACCTTGACGCTGAGGTTGAGCTTACTAGCGTTCTTTCGGAGCAAATTGCTCTTGAGATCGATCAAGAAATTCTTAACGATCTTGTTCAAGGCGCAACTGGTGGCACCCTTTATTGGAGTCGTCGCCCTGGTCGTTTCCTCGACCGTGAAAGTGGTGCAGACATTACTTCGGCTACCGCTCCTCCCGACTTTACGGGTACCGTGAGCGAGTGGTACGAGACTTTGATGGAAACCATCAATGATGTCAGTGCTCGTATTCATCGTAAGACCCTCCGTGGTGGCGCAAACTTTATTGTTTGTTCTCCCGAGGTCGCCAGCATTCTTGAGTTTACCGCTGGATTCCGTGCTTCGGTCGCTGTTGACGACGAAGGTGGATCTTGGGGCGCTCAAAACGTTGGTTCGCTAAGCAAGAAGATGGACGTTTATGTCGATCCTTACTTCCCTCGTGGGTTGATTTTGGTCGGTCGTAAGGGTAACAGCTTCCTTGAAAGCGGCTATGTGTACGCACCTTATGTGCCACTGCAAGTCACGCCTACCATCTTTAATCCCGATACATTCGCACCTACCAAGGCTGTGATGACTCGGTATGCTAAGCAGATGGTACGCTCGGACATGTACGGTCTTGTTATCTGCCGTGATCTAGTCAACTAATAGTAGGCTAGTCAGATGATGACTCAGGAACCCCGCCCTTGTGGCGGGGTTTTCTGTTTTTATAGGACAAGTTAACATAAAGGCAAACTATTTAGTAAAGGTTACTCCTACATTACTTGGAGGCTATTCATATTATGGTAGCAAGAAACATAAGCCCAATCAGTACAACTAGTGCAAAAGTTTTACCGATAACTGGAACACATCAAAACGTGGCTAGTTCTTTAGCTATCGGTGTTTATAGCGGATCTGCTGAGTTTGTTAGTGGTGCGGTTGATCAGGTAGCATATGTATTCAATAAGTTGGGCGGTAACATATTAGATATCGAACTGCAAGAAAGAAATGTTTATCAAGCGTATGAAGAGTCGTGTCTTGAGTATTCTTACATTCTTAACACGCACCAAGCTAAAAACGTTTTATCAGATATGCTTGGTGGAGCCACTGGTTCCTTTGATGAGGATGGAGAGTTTACCTCTTATAGATCAGATACAAACATTAAACCCAACTTAAAGTTTCCACGATTTACTCTTGAAGCTCCAAGGCATATGGCAGAAGCTGTCGGTGTTCTTGCTGGAGTTGGTGGACACCAGTCCGCCTATTCAGCATCATTTGATACAGTCGATGATCAGCAGGACTATGATTTACAGCAAGTGATATATTCGGCTTCAATTGATAGTTCATCTAGATTTTTCAACCAAGTTGGGGAGAACAAGGTTATTATTGAGCAAGTATATTATAAAACCCCTGCCGCAGCTTGGAGATTCTTTGGTGGTGGCACTTATGGTATTGTTGGTAACCTGTCAACTTATGGTATGTATTCAGATGACAGCACATTTCAATTAGTCCCAGTTTGGCAAAACAAACTACAGGCAAACGCCTATGAGGATAATATTAAAGTCCGTGGCTCTCATTACTCATATGAACTTAGAAATAATAAATTAAGAATCTTTCCTGCTCCTAAAGATGGTATTGCACCAGAAAAGTTCTGGGTTAAGTTTAGATTACCAGAGGAGAATTATGATGAAGAGGGTGATCGTAGATACGGTGCTGATGGTATCAACAACATGAACACGTTACCGTTTCCTAATGTGCCTTATAACAGAATTAACTCTATTGGCAAGCAGTGGATTAGAAGGTTTGCATTGGCTTTGTGTAAGGAAACCCTGGGGCAGGTTAGGTCAAAACTAGGCAGCATCCCCATCCCAGGCAACGATGTAACGCTAAATGGATCTGCGTTGATAAGTGAAGGAAAAGAAGAACAAAACGCTTTAAGAGAAGAGCTTAAGACAGTGCTTGATGAAATGACGTACTCCAAGCTTGCTGAAAGTGATGCAGCCTTCCAGAACTCTCTTGGCGAAACACTTAAGGTTGTTCCTCACGGTATTTATGTGGGGTAGTTTAAATGTCTGACTCCACTAAATCAAAACCCGACAATCTCTGGACACAACCCACTGCACCTCCACCACCAATGTTTGTTGGTGAGAAAGAGCGTGATCTTGTCAAACAAATCAATGATGAAATTATTGAAAACGTTGTTGGACAGCAGATTCTGTATTTTCCGATTGACATGGAAGCTTCCAACTTTCACTCCTTATATGGAGAAGCGATCAAGAAAACCTTCCTGCCTCCAATTCGCATATATGCCCTGGTTGTGTGGGAGGGTTCAAATCAAACCAGTGAAAAATATGGTATTGATAGAGTTGCAAACATAACAGTTCATATGCACCAGCGTAGATTAACTGAGGATCAAGACCTGTTTGCCCGTATTGGTGATTATGTGCAGTATGAAAAACAACATTATGAAATTGTTAAATTATCCCAACCTAGAAGACTCTTTGGGCAAGATAACAAACAGGTTGAGGTTGTAGCTACTTGTAGAAAGGCAAGGGAGGGACTGTTCGATGCCTCGTAGAACCAAGACAAATGAGTTAACAGAAACCCAATTGCCGATCAACCCCTCAAGAATTGAGGATATTGACTTTGCTATGTTCAAATATATCAATGAAACTTTAGATATTCATTGCGATACAAACAAGGGGTTTAAAAAAGTCCCCGTGCTCTTTTCCACACAAGAGCGGGCGCACATGATAAAGAATAATGTGAACCTTAGAGACAATAACACAACGTTAATTTATCCTTTGATTTCTCTGGAGAGAACATCTGTGTCAAAAGACCCAGGTAACCGTGGCATATACCACGGTAATTTCCCAGGGGTCAATGATGAGAAGGGTGGCTCTATTACTATCGCTAGAAGGGTAAAACAAAGCAAAACTTCGGTTAGAGCTAACGCCGATTCGATTAGAAGAAGCTTGTCTGGTGCGGACAAGTTCCGCAAAACGTTTCCTAGGGAAAACAGCAAAATTGTATACGAGGTGATCTCCATACCTCAGCCGGTCTACATTGATGTTTCTTATACGGTATCAATAACAACTGAATATGTCCAACAGATGAATCAAATTTTAGCACCGATCATAACTGACAAGGGTGCAATCAATAGTTTCTTTATTACTCATGAGGGCAATAGATACGAGGCGTTTGTAGACGCTAGCTTTTCGTTGGCAAACAATGCTGCATCTCTTGGTGAGGACGAGAGGTTATTTAAGACTGATGTGACAATCAACGTGCTCGGGTATATTATTGGTGGAGATAAGAATCAAGACAAGCCAAACGTTGTTATTAGAGAATCAGCAGCAGAAATTGTATTCCAAAATGAAAGAGCTTTAGTTGAGGAAGAAGTAGAGTTTGTTCAGAAGGTTGAGCTTGAAAGTGGAGTGTTCAGATTAGCTGATCAGGTGCGTGCAAGTAAAAAGATAATTCCCCGCAAAATTAAACCATTCGGAAAACCATAACACTGCGGGGAGTTTGCAATATCAAGTAACTATTTACTAAGGAACGGCACTGGCGATTGCGCCAAAGTGTAACTCGTCTTAGAGGAGAAAAGTTTAATGGCTGAAAGAAAGTTTAAGTTTGTGTCTCCCGGCGTTTTCGTTAATGAGATCGACAACTCGGAGATCCCAAGAGAACCCGGTGATATTGGACCCCTAGTTATTGGTCGTATGCAAAAAGGACCGGCTATGACTCCAGTCAGAGTTGAGTCTTTCGCAGAATTTGTTGATGTATTCGGGGCACCAGTTCCCGGCGGTCGTAGTGGAGATGTTTGGCGTGAAGGAAACATGACTTCCCCAACCTACGCTGCTTATGCTGCACAAGCCTGGTTAAGAAACAATCCTACTCTAAACGTTGTTCGCCTGTTAGGCGAAGAGGACCCCAATGCAACAGAAGCTAATGGCGGCAAAGCCGGCTGGAAGTTTGGGTCAATCAGTGCCACTGATACTGAGGGTGGTGCTTGGGGGCTATTTGTTTGGCCATCCGCTTCAGGACCAGCAACTGGTGCTCAAGTTCTCCAAGCAACGGGTACCCTGGCAGCTATTTTCTACTGTGTAGACGATGATACTGCTGGTGGGCGTGTCCTCCTGTCAGGAACGACTGGTAACAATAGACAAACCCAGAGCCGTGGCTGTACTCTGATTAAGAGTGATTCCAATGGTGAGTTTGTTGCTAGTATCACTGCTGGTGGCAGCGAAGTTGATAAGATTAGGTTCAACTTTAATCCCAACAGTGAAAGATTTATCCGTAAGGTGTTTAACACTGACCCAACGCTAACAAACAGTGGTATCTCAACGGCTAAGTTCCCTGGGACTACTACAAACATTAACTATTTCTTGGGGGAAACCTTCGAGAGACACGTTAACCAGACTGATTTTGCTGAGTTGGCGATTACTGGTACTGTGCAGACTGCCGGTACCCTTATTGGCGCTGTCATGCCGCTCCGCAATGATCAGAATACCGAGCAAGAGCAAGCAGATCACCGCCAAGCAGCCTCTAAGGCTACAACTGGCTGGTACATCTCACAGGATCTAGGCTCTAATACTTCTGGCTTCAAGCCAGAGAATATGCAGAAGCTGTTTAGATTTGAAGCTATCTCCGCTGGGGAAAGCACGCAAAGAGAAATTAAAATTTCTATCACTAACATCACTGCACCTACTAATGACTTTGATCCTTATGGTACGTTCTCTGTTGTTGTTCGTCGTCTGTCGGATAATGATAATAGACCAGTTGTGCTAGAGAGATTTGATAACTTAAGTTTGAATCCTGCGGCTAGAAGATATATCGCTAGAGAAATCGGTGATCAGTTTGTAGAATATCAAACTTCAGAGGGTGCAAACCGAACTTACGGCAACTATCCGAACAAGTCTCGCTACATTCGTGTGGTAATGGATGAGGATGTTGATCGTGCGGTAACAAACCCTGAGTATCTACCCTTCGGTGTGTTTGGTCCTATCAAATACAGAGACTTTGCAATCGTTAGTGGCGCTGCCAGCTTTGGTACCTTGAGTAATCCTGCTGCTGTCAGTCGTCACGTTATGGTTGACGGTGGCGAACAGTCAGCGTTCGGTGTTGTCGGTGGACACCTTGGCGGTGCAGCAACTGTAATCTCAGGAACGGAAGCCGCACAGCAGCTATCAGTTGTCATGCCAAGCTTGCCACTTCGTATTAGTTCGTCTGATGGTAGCCCGAATAGTCCAAAGAATATTTACTTTGGTGCTTACACTGGCAAAGCCTTTTCGGACAATAGATTTAGCACAGAGGTTATTGACCTTCTAAGGTCTAGGGCTCAGGGGCTAAATGACTCGAACTCACCTACTACTAATCTTGACATTGGCGCAGAGCCAGGTGCCCAAGGGCGTAATGGTGGCTTCATTGGTCAAGATACAAACGCAGGATCAAGTCCATTGCAGCACATGTGGTGCTTCTCACTGGATGATGTTGGACCTGTTAGTGGATCGACGGATGCGGCTGTGTACCGACGTGGTAAGCGTGCTGCGGACTTTAGTTTCACGGCTGGTGCAAAAGTTCCAACTGAAAACGGACAAAACATCGTTTCCGCCTCGGCTGCGTCCGCCTCATACAAGCGAGTGTTGGAAAACAACTACAACCAGTTCACCACTTGCCTCCACGGCGGTTTTGATGGCTTGGACATCACTGAGCGTGAACCTTTTGCAAATAGAAATATCGGCACATCAGAAAAAACAAGTTATGAACTCCATAGCTTGCGCCGAGCGATTAATGTTGTAAGAGATCCAGAGGTAGTTGAATTTAATGTCATTACCGTCCCTGGTGTTACTGCCGTTGGTGTGACTGATTATCTCTTAGACGTAACTGAGGATCGTGGTGACGCTATCGCTATCATTGATCTCGAAAAGGTCTATGACGCACAAAGCGAAAATACTAAGAGCTACAAAGATCGTAACTCGTTCTCTATCAAGCAGGCAGTTGATTCGCTTCGTGAAAGAGGGCTCAACAATAGTTACGGTGCAGCTTACTATCCCTGGGTTCGTATCCAAGATACGGTTAGCGGTCAGGCTCTTTGGGCACCGCCTTCGGTTGCAGCCCTGGGTGCGTTCTCGTTCACTGATCGTGTCCGGGCTCCTTGGTATGCACCAGCCGGCTTTGCACGAGGTGGATTGTCTGAGGGTGCGGGTGGTGTACCAGTGCTTGATGTTTCAAGACGACTGACGTCTGACGAAAGAGACGAGTTGTACGCTGCTAACATTAACCCAATCGCACAGTTCCCAGCAGAGGGTATTGTGATCTTCGGACAGAAGACTCTACAGGTAACTCGATCAGCACTTGACCGTATTAACGTTCGCCGCTTGATGGTGTTCCTCAAGAAAGAGATTAGTTTCATTGCAAGTCGGATGTTGTTTGATCAAAACACTCAGTCAACATGGAACAGATTTATTGGACAAGCAGAGCCAGTTCTTCGGAGCGTTCAGTCGAGATTTGGTCTCGAAGAGTTCCGCTTGATTTTGGATGAATCAACAACGACTCCAGACTTAGTTGATAGAAATATTATTTACGCTAAGATTTTGTTGAAACCAACCCGGACTGCCGAGTTCTTTGCAATCGATTTTGTGATTACAAATACTGGAGCATCGTTTGCGGATTAATCGACAAAGGACTATATACTTTAACAAGGGAGTAAAATAAGAATGGCAAATGCAGGTGAAGGAATTTTCTGGGGAGACGCTCAGGCAGATCCGAAAAGAAAATATAGGTTCTTCTTTTATCTAGGTGGGGTTCCTGTTTGGGTAGTTAAGAGTGTTTCGGCTAAGCCGGAGGCAACCATTGCATCGCAGGAGCACCAATATTTGAACCATACGTTTAAGTATCCTGGGCGAGTTACTTGGAACTCTCCTATTAGTGTCACCATGGGCGATCCTGTTAATCCAGATCTTGCTAGAACTCTTATTAATATCATTAGAAAATCAGGGTATGATTACCCAACTGGTCCCGGTGCGATTCGCACTACCAGTAAAGGTAAAGCGATTGAAGCTATCGGAGGCGCTGTTCGTATTGTGCAGCTTGATAATAACGGAAGTGAAATTGAAGTGTGGGAACTTAAGAACGCTTGGATTGAGAAGGTGTCCTTTGGTCAGGGACTTGACTACGGTGATGACGGCTTGCAAGAGCTTAGCGTTGATATCTCATTCGACTGGGCAGAACTTACAAGGAGTGGTAACGCAGTGGCTGGCTATGCGGGCACTGTCTAAAATTTAACACCACAATATTATTAGAGTAAACTAGATACTACATCTAGGAAAGGTTTTATTTATGAGCAGAAACGAAGAGCGTATGGGCGTACCAGATCTACACGAGGGTAATAGCCCTGCTCCAACTCAAGCACCTGCCGCACAGATGGATTGGTCAGTTCCTACGGAAATGGTCAAATTGCCATCGAAAGGTCAAAGTTATCAAGATCCCCATCCTTTAGCTGGCGTTGGCGAAGTAGAGATTCGTTTTATGACAGCAAAAGAGGAAGATATTCTAACGTCTAGATCGCTATTGAAAAGTGGCATGGCTTTGAATAGATTGGTTGACAGTCTTGTTCTTGATAAAAGAATCAGGGCAAATGACCTCTTGATCGGTGATAGAAATGCTATCTTGGTGGCAGCGAGAGTCACTGGTTATGGTGATGACTATGAAGTAAGAATGGTTTGCCCATCTTGTGGAGCAGCGGAAGAGGTTTCGTATAGCATTGAGAGAATCACGCAATTTAAAGAGCAAGACTTAGATAGCCTAGGTGTTTCCAAAGGTTCAGCAAATGGATTGTATCTGACCACTCTCCCTAAAAGCGGTTACCCTGTTGAGTTTAGACTTCTTACTGCTGGGGATGAGGTGAAAGCCACAAAACAAAGAGAGCAAAAGAAAAAACATAAACTAGGTGAAACTCAATCAACCGACCTGCTAAGGTCAATCCTAGTTAGTGTCAATGGTTCAACTCAACCCGTTGATCTAGCTAGAGCAGTTGAGCTAATGCCAGCATTGGACGCTAGGCATATGAGAAAAGTATATAAGCAAGTGAATCCTGATATTGTCCTCAGTGATTACTTCGTGTGTAATAGTTGTGGACATGATGAGGAGATGGAGATCCCGCTTAGTGCGGAGTTTTTTTGGCCTGAATAACGCATATATAGAATCAGTGTATGAAGAGCTTTTCTTGTTGAAACACTATGGTGGATGGAGCTTCTTTGAATCTTATAATCTCCCAATTAAACTGAGAAGGTGGTTCCTAAAAAGATTACAAAAAGAAATTGAGGACACTGCCAAAGCGAGAAAGCGAGCCGCAAACAAAAAATAAAGGGGAGCCACAGGGTTCCCCTTTGTATTTATTTGACTATGCCAACTATTTAATAAGAGTTGTATACTTGGAGGGCAGACCGTGAAAGATATGATTGACTTTAATAAATTTGTTTTTGATCTGGACAGCGGTAATAAAGACCAGCTTGACGAGAACATGTTAAAGGTCTTTGGTGCCTGGATTCAATACTTGTTGGAGAAGATGTTTAAGGGTACAAGAGTACCAGTAAGAGTTGTTGGTAACAGGATTCAAGTTGATCGATTTACCTCCGCCTTGATTGGCGAGAAAAAGTATATGGACTCTATTAAGAGGCACGGTTTAGATAGCCCAATGACTTATAAACAAAGAGCTAAACTAAACCGCTCGATCCAAATGTTTGAAAAGGAAACGGGCATTTCGTGGCCTCTTAAATAAGAGTAGGAGTTAATATAAGTTGGCTACTTTTGAAGAAGCAGTAGAAGAACGAAGACGATTACTTCAAGAGGCTCTCGATGAGATTGCTGATAGAACCAGAGAACAATTCGCAGAGAGAGAACAACAACTGCAAATTGAACTCCAAGGTCTTAATGCTCGCATTGAAGCTGAAAAAGAAGCCCTTGAGGAAGCCAGAGCGAGAGGCGAGGCGACCGCAGAAATTGAGGCGGAGATTGCTGCTCTCAGGAGACAGTCTGAAGAAGAGCAAAGAGCCTACAACAATGAGGTTGCTGAATTTCAAGATGCTGAAGAAAAGAAAGCCAAGAAAAACCACGCAGCAGCCATCAGACGCATCCGAGCACTACAGGGAGCTTACGAGGGTGTTAAGGCTGTAGTCTCTAGTTTTGTTGGTAGCATAATTACAGCGACTTTAGAAGTAGAAAAACAATCACAGGAATTTAGAAAAGCTACTGGTGGTGCGATGGCTTTCACTGAGGAGCTTACCTTTGCTAAGAGAGAGTTAGCTTTATTTGGTGGCACCACGGAGCAAGCAGCGCAACTAGTTGGAACAATGAATGATAACTTTGCTTTCTTCCAGAGAGAATCAGCAGGATTTCGTAAGTCAGCCATTGATCTTGCTGCGGACGTAAGTCAGCTTGGTATTGATGCCACAACAACGACTGAGGCGATAGACCAGATTGTTGGGACTTTTGGTGGAGGAATGAAGGAAGTAGAAGATTTTTCTATGACAATTCTTGGCACCGCTAAGAACATGGGGATGGACCCAGGAGCGTTGGGGAGAGCGACACTAGGGATGTCAAAATCTTTGGCAGAGCTAGGACCAAGGGCAATGGGAACCGCTTTGGAGTTTCAAAAGATGGGAAGACAATTTGGCGTTAACGCCGAAGCTTTATTAGCTTTCTCTGATAAATTTGAGGACTACGACTCAGCGTCGGACGTGGTGTCTAAATTGAATGCCACGTTCGGGACACAACTTAACACGATAGAACTTATGAAGATGAGTGAAACAGATCGTGCTTTAGCTGTTATGAACAATCTTAAGGCACAGGGAGTGCAGTTTGATCAATTAAGTAAGTTTCAGAAGAGAAACTTGGCTGGTATTACTGGACTTGAAGTAGCCGACCTTAAGAGACTTAGTGTAAGTCGAGAGGCTTTTGAGACAGAAAGGATGGAAAGGGAAGAGGCAGAAAAGAGAGGTAAAGATTATCTTTCTCTTATGGACAAGATCAAAGGTTTCTTCCAAAAGATGGTTCTTGATGTTAGCCCGTTGGTGACTAGTCTTATTGATTTGGGTACAAGAGTATTAACACCACTATTACAAAGGTCAGACAATATGTCAAAAGTTTATTTTGATCTATCAAAAAGAGTCTTTGCACCACTTGCAAATGTTATTACACATATTGGTGATGTTTTGTCTGAGAGAGTTTTGCCACTGATGGACATGACCGGCGGCAGTGCTGGGCAGTTCGGCGAGACATTAGTGGGGATATCAAACTTCATCGCTGACAATTTAATCGCAGGTATTGACTACCTAGCTAATGATTTGTTCCCTACACTGATATCGATATTTAATTCTGAACCTGTGCAGGGTTTTATACGGGGTATAAAAGATACGTTTGGTATGATCCTTGAAGGGGATTTTGAGGGCGCTATGGATAAATTTCAATCCGCTGCTGTGCCTGCTTTGACAGCCATTGGAAAAGCCCTATTAGGTGTTATCAAAGGTGCTTTAACCAGCGGTGCCGGTACAGCAGCTTTGGTCGGCGGTGGTATGCTTAAGGGCGCTCAATTTGGTGCAGCAATCGGGTCAATATTCCCTGGTATTGGAACTTTAGTTGGTGGTGCCGTTGGTGCTGCTGCTGGTGGTTTGTTGGGATACTTTGGACCAAGAATGCTTCTTGAACAAGGTGGTTTTGCCCACCAGGGGGGCACGACCATGGTTGGTGAAAGAGGACCAGAGCTTCTATCGTTACCCAGGGGTGCCTATGTAACAAATAATGAAATGATGCGGGCTGGCGTCACTCCACCCGCAGCCCAAGCAGTTAATCCATCGGGCGGTGGCATAGGCGGCAAAGGTGAGATTCATCTTTATATGGACTCTAAGAAGTTTGCTAGTGCGGTTATTGATAACATTAACCAAAGGAATGCACTCTATGTGTAGCGGGAGCAAATAAATGGCAGGAAGAACAAAAGAAAATATTCCAAACACTGAAGCGGAAAGAACTAAGGAAACCCCTGAAAAGTTAACGACCCCACGGGCACCCGTAGGGGCGATGAATAAAGATCCTCGGTTCCCTGGTGATGACTTCGCCGTCATACCGAGGCGATCTCTTGATGCCGGTATTACAAACTTGCGAAAAGATGGTGCGTATGATATTAGGATAATCCATGTGCCAACGGATAAGTCTGTGAGTTTTCCCGCATCCTTAACCTCTTTTTCAGATGGAACAGCGGCTGCCTATAGCTCAGAGACTTACTACGGCAGGATGGACCCGGCTCCTATATATTCCAACACTACCAGAACGATTACAGTTGGGTTTGATGTCATCGCTTACAGTGAGGCAGAAGCTAAAAACAACCTAATACAAATGAATCTGTTACAATCATTTATGTACCCAGAATACCGTGATGCCGCAGGGGGAGCAACAACCATTAAATCTGCCCCTTTGCTTAGAGTTAAGTTAGCTAATCTAATTTGTGATGCACAGACTGGTGGACCTCTCTTGTGCTACACACAACAGGTCAGCTTTGACCCTGACTTTAATACATATGGTGCTTTTATGGATGGGGCTAACCTTATTCCAAAAATGTATACTGTTACATTGTCGTTAAACATTCTTCATGAACATACGCTTGGATGGGGCACTAATGGTTTTGGCAACGGCATTGGCTCCAACTTCCCAAGAAGATTTGGTATACCACAACCACCATCAACCACACAGGAGCAAAATAGACAAGGGGTAGGAGTAGAGGCAGGCACACCAGCAGCGGTTGATCCCAATGCAGATGGTGTCGCCACAAGACAGCAGGGAACCGAGGAGCAGCGCCAAGCTTCAACAAACGAACTGTTAGAAAAGAAATTTTAGGAGATAACCATGGCAATCTCAAGATATGATGTTAGGTTAATTGTAACAAATGAGGATCAAGGATACCAAGAGGATATCTTGGATAGGAGAGGCATCAAAAAGATTAACCATTTTTCCACACCTAAATTGAGATATCCAACACCTGAAGAAATTAATGATATGCAAATTGTTGCTGACACTTGGAAGAGGGGAGTCAGTCTTTCAAAACTTGCGTCAAAACACTATGGCGACCCAAGGTTATGGTGGGTTATAGCGTGGTATAACAAAAGACCAACTGACGCACATTATAACTTAGGTGATAAAGTCTTCATCCCCAAGCCACTAGAAAAAATACTAAGAAACTTTAGGGTCTAAAATGGCTAAATCAAGAAAAAAAGTAGAAGAAAGAGCAAGGACTAGAAACCCGGCTATGAACGCTGCAAGGCGCAGCGCCACTGCAAACTACGACGAACAATACATTTTGTTCAAGTACCTCTCAGAAATTCTAAAGGTTAAAAGAGCGATTAAAGATAGTGGAGAAGCCGGGAAAAAATCAATTCAATACCAGAAAATTGTGGAACTTGATATAAGACCCAGAGAATGTTCAAATTTATTTTATTTGCAAAGGGCAGACGAGGTAAAAGGATTCTTGGAAGCTTTGCCCGCTGACTACGCATATCTAGTGCCTAAGCTTGAATTATATAAACCCAAACTGAATACTGAAACAGGTGAACTAATTGACAGGCTTGTTTATATGCCAGACTACACGCTAGCCAGAAACACCATCGACGGCTTTGAAAACGATCCTCAAGCGTCACGAGAGATAATAGAGGCATTTGCTGACCCTGACGATCCAGTAATTTATAGATCTCAATTCGGTATCAACTGTGGTATAACCAGTTTCACATTCGATGAGACACAAATTAATTTTGGATTCAGTTCTTTTACTGGTAATTTGGTCATGAACTTTGCATCAATGAAAGATTTTAGAGATAGCAAATACATTGAGTTAATCGATCCAAGACCCGATGTTGACACACAAACAAACACTGGCGCACAGTTTGCATCCAAAGAGATGCCGGACAATCCTTCTAAAGAACAAA